CAGAAACTGAAACTGTTCATCAGCGACCGCACAAAGCACTTCTATGAGGAGTCGTACCAGAAGAACCACGGTGCACTGCCCTACAACCAGCAGTACCAGAAGGCTACGCTGGAAGGAGCACCCAACGTGGAGTTCGTGCCCCTGGCCAATGTGCCCGACAACTACCTGTCGCTCACAAGTCGCAACAACATCCTCTCGCTCTGGAACCAGAAGGGCACGGATGAGAAGTTCACCGTGGAAAAGTCGCTGACCTCCCACTACGACCTGGACTTCATCGCCAACCTCTTCTACGGCGAACAGTACCTCTCCGTCAACAAGGAGATGCTCTGCACCTCTCGTTTCTACGAGGCCGTCACCGAGACTACCGGCAAGAACCCCAAGCAGGAAGGCTGGTACGTGAAGGATGGTTCGAAGTATGTGCTGGCTACCGACACCACGCCTGCAGCCGGGACTACTTACTACAAGTTCTAACCGCTCAAGATTATTAAGACTATGGCTAATACAAATACTACACGTTGCGCAGACGATGCCGCTCTCTATGAGGACATCGACTTCTGCATGGGCGATAAGTCGCTGCCAGGCACTCGCAACCATGGTTACTACGTGCCCCGTCGTGATATAGTGACGTTCCCCCGTCCTGCCGGGGCTTCGGCAGAGACAATGGAAGACGTGGCCGTCATCAAGAGTAACATCCTGCTGGCTGCCGACAAACAGTGGAAGCGCTTCGACCTCGTTCCCAACGAGAGCGAACCCACGTCAGAAGGTCAGGGTTCGTATGGTTCCAAGACCATGCTGAACAAAATCACACTCGTCCTGCCCGGTACCGGGAAGAAGGCTACCGGTTTCATCTCGCAACTGAACAACGACGACGTGGTGTTCCTCATCCCGATGGCTGACGGCAAATGTCGCCTCTTCGGCTCCCCGCTCTACCAGGCTGAGATTGCAGTGAGCCAGGCCTTCGGCAAGGCTGCCACCGATGCCAACACCACCACGGTTGAGGTGAGCGTTACCGACGAGTTTGCCGCTCCCTTCTACGAGGGCGAGTTCACAACTTCTGAAGGTACGTTCCTCGGTACGACCGACGAACTGAAGCCGGCGAATTCCTAATCTCCTATCGTTAAAATGACCGTGGGGCGGTCTCACACGCAATACGGTGAGATTGCCCCACGATTTTTGTAAGTTCTACATTAATTCCAATAAAAATGATTGATTCCAAATTCACAGAAAAGATTGCCCGCTGGCTCGAAAGCGAGCATTCCACAGCCGAGCAGATACAGGCCGGAGCCATGCTTCTGCTCCAGTTGAACCGCGACAGTGCCATGTACCAACGTATCATGCGCCGTCCGCAACGGGAACTGAGTTTCCTCGAGTACAAGCTGAGGAGATTCCTCCGCTTGCGTAAGGACGGCCAGACCATCCGCGATGTCATCCGGCTCGATGAGGAAATCACTCCTCAGATACAGGTGGCTGTAGAGGCATCTCCCCAATCCGAGGAGACTCAAGAGGAACTGTTGCCTGTCGTCCAGCCGGTACAGGGCAATGGTGACACTGGCTGCTATGTCTATAAGGGCATCCGCCCAGACCACGACAAACTTCCAGCCAATATTCAGGCAATTTGGTCTGCCAATGCAGAACGCTGGAAGAAAATCAAGGAGACATTCGAAACTTGCAAGCAACTCACGGAACCCTGTGACCGATATGAGTACCTGAAGGTGCTCAAAGAAACCTGGTACAAGTACAAGGAGGAAATGGCTCGCTACGATGATTTCCAGCCGACAGATGGTGTCAGACAAGACTCCAGTGCCGCTGATCAGGCTCCTGTCCTCACTCCAGAACAAGAAAAGGAACTGAAGAATGCCGACAGTTACGTCTCCAAAAACCTGCTCCAGCTACAGCAGCTGGTGGAGGCATCCAAGGAAGAGGATTTCAACGAGGCGCAGAAGCAAGGGCTGGAGAGTCTGCGTGACCGCGTCCAGAAGCGCGTCGACGTACTGCTTCAGTATGGCCGCACGCTTTCGGAAGAACGCCGCGAGCAGCTGCTGCAGTGCGGCATCAAGGTCGCCACTCCCGCCACTTCTCCTTCGGAGGATTCTGCTAACTCTGCAGACAATGAGCAAGGGCAAGAGTCCGAGTGATATCCTGCACCCATTGACCACGTCCCCGTTGCAGTCGCATCTGGGACGTGGTCTTCATACATTAGGGCTGCTTGGCTGGATCCTGGAACAGACAGGGCCGGCCGACGTGTACGTCAGCACTTTTTCTACCAGTGATGCCTTCCTCCGTGGTTTCTACAACCTGAGGAAGAAAGGTCTGGTGACGAGAAGCGTCCTGCTTGCCGACCTGAAGGCATCGAAGAAAACTTACCGCCTCTATAAAGAGATGCAGCAGAACTTCGATGCAGTCTACCTGGCCCAGAACCATTCGAAGGTGGTCCTCGTACAGAATGACCGATGGACCGTGACGGTCGTCAGCAGCCAGAACCAAACGTATGGCGACCGTGCTGAATGCACGCTGGTCACCACTTCCCAAGAGATTTTCTACGAACAATACTGCGGCTTCCGCAATTTGATTGACATCCACTCGATTCAGTTAAATGGACTATTCCAGCGACTTACTGAGCAAGATTCAAGATTTATCCCGTGATCTGACACCGCCACAAGAGATTGCGGCACTGTTAGACATTGACGAGAAGGAGCTCCTTGATGATCTGAACACATCAGGACACACTGCTCGTCGCGCTTTCATGAAAGGTTACTCGGAAACCGCCCTTCGGCTTCGAAAACAAAATCTTGAACTTTCGAATGCCGGAAGCCCTGCAGCCGATGAAGCCTGCAGGGGTTATTTGGCAAGAATGATTCGTGACATTAATATATGAGCTTACCAGTCAACATAGATCAATACAGTGAATACCTTCCACAGGCCAGCAGCGAACTTCGCCTGCAGTCGGTGCCTGAAGAGGTCATAATCCGAGTGGAACGACTGCGCGAACTCAGTGCCTACTGGCGCTCCTACCCTTCTACTTCACCCAAGGAACTGGTTAATCGCTGCATGCAACTCTTCCAAGTCGGCAAGAGCCAGGCATACGATGACATCCACCTTCTGAAGATTCTCATAGGCAACTTGGAAGCGACCACTAAGGAATATGCACGCTGGAGAGTTAACCAGATGATAGAGGAGGATCGGCTGGCCGCCAGGCGCAATGGTGATTGGCGTGCCGTGGCCTCGATGCAGAAGAACTATATCCTGAACAACCAGACAGACAAGCCGGACACACCGGATATGGCGTTTGACAAAATCGTGCCACAGCAGTTCGAACCGACCGATGACCCGAGCGTAGTGGGCATCAAGGCTCCCAAGAACCTGCGTGCCCTCCGCGACAAGATGATAAGGCAATATGTGAAGGAAGATGAATATACTTCCTACGAGGAGGTGCCAAACGAGGACAAGGAGGGTGAATAATGGCTTCGAAAACAAAGCAATACTTCAATGACGCCCAGCTCTACCCGCTCTACATGTCGCCACGCGACTTCGTAGGTGAGATGGGGCGTGGTACCGGCAAGGGCCTTATCGATGCCACACGTTTGCTGCAGGTGTTCCAGCAGATGCCTGGCAGCTGCACCGGCTTTGTCTCGCCCTCTTACAAGGAATGTCTTACGAACACTCTGCCCTCCCTACTTGTGAACTGGGAACGATGGGGGTACAAGCGCGACGTCCATTACACCGTCGGGAAGAAACCATGGAAGGCTCTGAAATGGAAAGACCCTATCTTCACCCCGCATAACTGGGAGAACTGCATCGGATTCTACAACGGCAGCGTATGCCAAATCATCAGCCAGGACCGAGAGGGATCCAGTAACGGTCTGTCGCTCGACCACATCCTCATCGACGAAGCCAAGTTCGTGGACTATGAGAAACTGAAGAACGAGACTTTCCAGACGAATCGTGGCAATGAGATGTATTTCCGCAAATGCCACCTCCACCACGGCCTGACCATCACCTGCGATACACCTACGACGAAGAAAGGCTCCTGGTTCTTGAACTATGAGCAGAGGATGGACAAGCAGCTGGTGAAGGTCATCGAGGGCCTGGTGTACCTGAAGTGGCAATACCGGCAGCGCATGAAAGTACATCCGGAGCGCACCAAATACTACGAGGGGGAAATCCGGAAGATAGAACGAGACTTGTTCATTCTGCGCAAGAACTGCCTCCTGTACTGCCGCTATTCATCCTTATACAACCTCGCCATACTGGGTGAGGACTTCATCCGGCGCATGAAACGCGACCTTCCGGCACTGACGTTTGCCACCTCCATCATGTGCAAGCACATCGGCATAGCCCGAGACGGTTTTTACGGATCCTTACGCGAGGACGTCAACTATTACACGGCCCCTAACACTTCAAAGCTCTTTCTCGAGGCTGTGGGCAGCCTGAAGGATGACTGTCGCCTGGATGCCGACTGCGCCCCCAACGCGCCCCTGGTAATAGCCTTCGATGCCAACACCAACATCAACTGGCTGGTAGTGGGCCAGGTGGGGCTGGATGGCAAACTCTATGTGCTAAAGTCATTCTATGTAAAGTACGACACCATCGATGCCGTCGTAGCTCTGTTCAATGCATATTATGCCTGGCACAAACAAAGACTGGTGTACTTCGTTTTCGACTCTACCTTTAAGGGGCAGGGCTATGGGGCCAACCAGAACGAGGACTTCTATATTCTCATCACCAACCTGCTGCAGTCGGCCGGGTGGGTGGTGGAACAGGTGTATATCGGCAATCCCATGCACCATGTCGATAAGTACCACCTCATCAACCGCATGCTGGTGGGCAAGGCCTCGCACAAGGTATTCATCAACCGCGACAACAATGTTGACCTACTCCTCTCCATCACGACGGCTGCCATCTACAACGAACACAAGGACAAGCGTGGGGAGAAGCTGGCCGAGACGGAGGAAGACCGCCTGGAGGCCCGCACCGACGGCTCGGATGCCTTCGACACACTGTGCATCGGTGTGGAGAAGTTCATTCCGACCTATGCCCTGCAGGCTGATACGGGGGTTACCTCTTACTTCAGTTCCTCAGGCTGACGCTACTACCTTAATCCCATCCTTTCGCTGTCCGGCGGATGCTTGCTGCATCTGCCGGCTTTTTCTTTCTATTTATAATAAAATAATTATGTATTTATTTGGTCATAATAGAAATATTATGTACCTTTGTAGTGTGATAAGAGATAAGAAACATTATTAACAACTAAACGGCAAGACAAATGGATGAAATCGTAGAAATGAGAATCAAGTTTCTGGAGGCATTGCTGAAGCAGTACTTCGAGATAACGGAGAAGAGCGGACACAAGACCAAGAAACGAAATGAAAACATTGACAAGATGCTCGAGGAACTTCACAAACTCTACAAACAAAGGAACAAATAAGAAACAAGCCCTCCCCACAACGGGGAGGGCACAAAACAGGAAAACTATGGAAGATGCAAAAAAACTTATCAAGGAACTGGCTGCTTTAATGGGAAAGATGGATGCCCAGAGCGAGCAGCGCAGAGAGGAGATTGCAACCTGGTTCAAGGAGAACAGCACCCCGGAGAACGATGCCTTGATGGATGAGTTCCTGGACAATGGCTTGGCAGGCATTCAGGCAGAGATTGACGACATCCGTCACCAGATTGCCGATGAAGACTACCGCCTGCTGCCTATCTCCTACATTGCACGAAAGTATTATGGCAAGAGCCAGGCATGGCTGTCGCAGCGCATCAACGGGACTAAGGTGCGTGGAAGGGTCTATACCCTGAATGCTGAGCAGAAGGAAATCTTCAACCATGCCATGCAGGACTTGTCGCGATTCTATGGCTCGTTCCGTTTAGCCTAAGGTTACGGTTCTCTTATCACACCCGCCCTCGGAGCATGAGCCTGCCCGGGGGCTTTTTTTATGCTCTGCAACATGTTTGCCAATCTTTTCCTCATAAGCGAATACTTCCGGACGATATACCTGTCCCCTTGTCCTTTTAACATAGCTCTCATCCTGCTGCTCGGCGAAAAACTCTTCAAAGAGCTGCCGCGTTGAAATCATAGCCATTACTGTTACCTCCATTCAATTAGATTCTACCACGAAAAATAATTATTGTCAAGTATATACTCAAAATATTATTGTCTTATTTCTTTCAAGAAAACATTCTGACAATCGGAAACTGAATTTCCAACGCCTGGTATATCCTTGACAGCGTTGCTGTATCGTTGATCTCTCCTATGCGGATGCTCAACTGTTTCACAGACACCGTTGTAATCTGTTCGATGAGCAACGTGCTTGC